ACTTCTTCGGCTATACTATCAAAACCCATCTCGCGCGCGAGGGCATACCGCGGACCGAGGTGAGCGGCGTCTTTCGCTAACCATTTCCTTACTGCCTTCTCATCAGGCATCTGCGGATCACGACAAATACCCCGCAAACTCTCTCCGGTCGCGAGCCTATCGCAAATCTCTTCAAACAATTCTTCAGTGAAGACCTTCTGCGAGCCATTGCGCCCGCCGGTGCTTTGCAGGCTCACCGGCACTCCCTCGCGCGCACGAGCGCGCTACCAATGACGGGGCGTCCGATTGGGTTCAACTCCCGAGACCGATCGAAACCTCCTGCTCCGGTCGGTTCGACGATCTCGCCCGCCTGCTGCTGGCCCCTCGCACACAGTTCCTTTAGTAGCGCGATGATCGCGTCGAGCTTGGCGAGCATCGCCTCAGTCTCACCGTCGCGCATCAGCCTATGTCACCTTCCGCAATCCCGGTGAATAAACACATCCGGCACTACCGGATCTGGTGTCGGACCGCACCAGCAATCCGGTGAAGCAATGTGTTCCCGACCGTGCAAATCGTCACCTTGCGCGGAGCCCTCGTGCGCCAGCGCGAGCACCGCAGCATTGTCTGCGACATAGCCCTCGCAACAGTAACCGAACCCGACCCCGCCGCAGGCCGGGCACGGCTGCGGCGGTTTGGCATCCGGCAGATACCCGGTGCCGCGGCAAGCCTCGCAGATCATCCCGAAAATCCCCAATCGCATCTGCTGGTGCGGGGGAGGCCCCAAAAACGGCCTTTTCCACCCCGACCCTAGCTACCCTACCCGGCACCCTCTTTCACCCCTGTTTTTGACGACGGGGGGGAACGCAAATCGGCATCCTGCTCGCCGACCCTACCCGGATGCGGCGACCACGACGCCGGATGCACGGGCTTCGAGGCGCTTTCCTCGATCGTCAACCCCGCCATCCGGTACAGCGAGGGATATCGCATACAGCCGACAAACCCTTGGCTGTACACCCGGACCCGTTGGTCCGGGATACCGGCTGCGACCAGCACCCGGGCCAGTGCCAGGGGTGCGCCCGACCGGGAGGCGGCCTCGTGATGTTGGCCATCGACGTCGCACTCGGCGATCCAGGGACAGCCGCGTCCGGTGCGGCGCGTCTCGTCGGGCCGCTGGTCGACCCGGATCATGGAGGAAGGCTCGGCGAACGGGGCGGGCTTGAGGGATGGGTTGATATGGGGATCATCGAACCGCCCGACCCGCCGCCGGCATGGTCGCAACATGCACCTAACCCCCTATCTGGTGGGTACCTGGCGTGTCAAGCCAAAATGCCGCGCCAACACCGGCAATGCGGCCATCAGCACGCCTTTAGCGGCTCCGCCCCTGCCACCGATCCAAGTCTGCCGCTGCGCCCAGGCCGAGAGACTTTCATCGCGGCCGAGCACATCCCAAACAAGGCTCCCCATCGGGCTGCCGAGACCGCCGAGCGCATCGAGGGCGAGACCGAGTTGGTGGCGGGCGCGTTCGCTGCCGCTGCCATCGCGAAGCCGCCCGCCGCTGCGAACCCGCATCAGATTGCTGGCCTGCAGCGTCGGCACCGCGGCGCGTCTGGCCAGTTCACTAAACTGGAGGCCGGCGGCGTGTTCCTGAGAGGCGATTTCGCGCCGGGCCAGCAGATTGTCCAACAGGCTGCGGCAGTGCCAGGGATGACCGACAGCACCGGTGCTGTCGGCGATAACCGGGCTGCGGGCGATGTTGCCGTGCTGCCAGCGCTCCGGGGTGGGTGCGAGGTTGGCGCTAATCCGGTTCACTCTCGTCCTCGGGTCTTGATAAAACGTGACATCACCATATCCCTACGCCGGTTTCTGTCTTGACATAAAAGTTCTTATCCCCCCGGGGGCACTCCTCGCGCAACATGACCGCGCCGCGCTTCACGGAAGCCTCCTCGGTGCCGAACACCTCGACCGAGTGCCCGCAGCGGCTGCAGGTCACGATCAATCCAGGGACACAGACGCCGTAATCACCGTCCAACTCCTCCTCTTCGATTGTAAACAATACGCGTGACATCTTGTGGTGCCTCCTCTGGGACCTAGAACGAAACTAAGAGCAGGACTAGAGCGCACTAGAACTGACTAGAACTGACTAGTTCAGTGTTACAAAGCGTCGATAATGGTCGATACATATACAAGGGGGGGTTTTTATCCCTTTTTATATCTATCTATATACCCCCCCCTGCGTATCGCTTTCATCGACAAATTTTCTATCGATAGCGCCCGAGCTGGTTCATCGCTTGTTTCACCGCGGCAACGCGGGCGGTCTCTTCGGCTAGTCGCTCCGGAAAAATCTGCTGGAGCCTCGGGTTCACAAACCATACACGATTTGTGTTGGGATATGGCTCGGCCGGTTTGGCCCAGCCACCGTTGACGAGCGGCTCCATCGCGATGTTGAGTTCCTTGGTGGTCATGTTGCGGCAGACGGCGACATTCCGCATCAGATCGCGAGCGCTGACTTGGCGCGGCAACAACCGCAACAGATAACTTCCGATCGCCTGGGTGCTCGCGCGTTTTTCCGCTTGCATATACAGCTGCGCGCTGTGCGCCATCTCGTAGTTCACGAACTTCTTGGCGCGACGGACGGTATCCGGACCAATTACGTCCTGAGCCGGCGTCTCCAGAAGATGCAGGATCAACGCAACACGGGCGTGCAGCCCGTGCATTTTGTGCGCTTCTGCGGCAAAAGCCTGTCCCAAGTCGGTGGTTCTGGCGAGCGTGCGGCCCTCGGCTTGCGTCTGCCGTATTAACGCCTCACCTTCCGATGACAACGTGTATTCATCAAAAGGACTTACCAACAGTAGACGCTCTATCGCCGCATCAAGCGTCGGTATTCCAGTATAAGTCACGCCCGTTACGACCCCTGTCTCGGGACCGTTTTTGAGCTTTATCTTGATAAATCGCTGCATCAACCCATCCCCTGTAATTTTGAGGTGATCCAACACTCGAAACAAATGAGTGCCCCCGCCGATCATTAGCCCGGTATTATCCAGGTGAAGCGCACCGCGCTTTACCCGGATCAGCGTGAAGGGCTTGGCTTCATAGCTTTCCAGATAGAAAGCCCGAGACGACTGCCCGCCTCCGGGGGTTTGTGCGTACCGGTCGAAATCCAGAACCACCGACAACTCGTCCCGCACATAAGCCAGCCCCCGCGGCGTATGGCTAAGCGCGATCTGCACACTCTCTACCGTGACATCGTTCACCAGCACCGGCCGGATCTGCGGCGGCAGGTTCTGCTGCCGATACGCGGCCGGCTGCGCCCGATACTGGGTTTGCGCCGTCTTCCACTGCGCCATCGCCGCGTTATGGGCCTTCTGCACCGGCTCCATCGCGGTCTCCCAGATCGGCGACTTCATGCTGCCGCTGTCGCCGATCAGCATCACCCAGATGATCGGTGGCGTGGTCCATTTGGCGCCATTGTACGGGCGCAGCCGGAGCCGCTTGTCTGCCGCGGCGGATACGGCTGCCAGGACTGCCGTCGCAAGCCCACCGTGATCGAACTCGTTTTGCCGGGCGCAGGCGGCAATCTCGCTCTCGACCTGGTCTTTGAAAACACCCCCAGGCCAACTCGGCGGTATCGGCTCGTCCCATAAGTCGAGAGCCTCGCTAGGGACTGCCGCGATAAGCGGGGCTATTCCCGGGCCGATGCGCTCGACATCGTCGAACTCCAGCCGGGCCAGGCTCTCCAGGCCGCCGCTGTCCTCCCGGATCGAGGCATCGGCCCAGGCCCGGACATCCGCCATACTTCGGTCTTCGCAGTGCCCGTGATGACATTTGAAGCGCTCCTTGACCGGGACGTAGCTGGCGGCCGACCGGGGATCGGTGTGTTCACCGGCCCACGGGCAGATCACCTCGAAGCCCCACCCAAACGGCATACTCCGACCGTGATCGAGGACCATGCCGCGGTCCCGGAACACCTTGAGGACCAAATCTTCCTCGATCTCGGCCGGGTCGGGCATCCCGGTGAGCAAGCTCACTCTGGGAAGGGTCGGCGTGATCGTGCCCAGGCGCTTCTCGATCGCCGGCCAGTCCAGGCGGCCGATGCAGTTGTCGGGCTTCCAGTAAACCAGCTTGACCGGGAACCCGGCCGCGCCGTTCTTTGCTTTGCCGTTGGTCCCAACGGGCAGCCGCACCAGGGTGGTCGGCTTAACGAGGTTGTCTCCGGTGCGCCCCAGCGCCTCATACAAGGCCCGCAGCATGCCGGTAACCCAGGCGTGGTCGGTGAGCGGCTCGATAAACCAGCCCGCGTGAAAGTTTTGTCGCGAGGTCTCGATGATGTAGCTCGGGCTCCCCAGGATGGCTCGGGCTCGGTCGGCCACCACCTTGACCCCGTAATCATCCAGGACGATCGCGTAGAGCGCGCCGAAATCCTGCCCCTGACGGCTGCCGCCCGGGACCGGCAGGCTGACATCCCAGTAATTGTTCATACTAGGCGTCATCACCCGCAGGACATCGGCCGCGGGGTAGACCCGCCAGTCGGCAGACTTTTCCGGGTCGCCCAGGAAATACGCCACCAGGGCCTCGCCCCAGCGGTCGCCAAAGACCGCCTGCAAGAACTGCTCGTTGGATACCGGAAAAGGCACAACTCGGGTGTCGACGGCGGACATGGGGCCGCATCCTCTCAGCATCGGTGGGATGTGTGGGGTCGTCGTGTAGGCAGGGACCGTGCGGGTGTACGCACTTGCCGCATACACAGCCTGCGCCCGCGCACCAGCGCCTGGCAATGGGTTTTCGCCCCAATCTTGCCAAAAAACCCGAGGCGCGCTATATCGGGCGCGGCAACTTAGGTTGTCCTCTCGGCCGGGAGTGGTGTCCCGCGTCTGGGTTGTGTGTGGGGCTTGGTGATGTCGTGTCGCCAAACAAAAAGAGGGCGGCGATCCCCCTGTCGGGATCGCCGCCCTCGCCGCGTTTGGAAGGTCAATACGTCCGGGTCTACAAGTACGGCTACGCCTCAATCACCCAACCGGATGGCAGCTTCGAAGTCTGTCTCCTGGAGACGGGATCAGCCCAAGGACCGCGGGCGTCCCGTTATTCAGCAGAAACCAAATCATGACCTCCTCGCGACCAAGCCTCACTCAAGGAGGGAACCACACACGCAATATACCGGACAAACAGCCTTGGTATTGGTCCGGCAGTATACCACACAACTCCCGGGCGTTGTTGAAGACCGCTACTGCCCCCGACTTCAGGGGCAGCAGCTGGATCACATCGTCACTGTAGAGGCGGGAAAGCGCCTCTTGTTCGTCGGGGGTCATTTGATCTCCTCACGTGAGGCGGCCCCTGTCGGGACCGCCGCCCTCGCCGCGTCGGGCCTAGGGGGCTAGGCGGGGGGCTAGGCGGGGAGCTAGGCGTTTAACAGCCCGGCGCAGATGGTCGGGTCCGCCGACGCGACCGTGCAGATTTTCGCCACTCAAGAAGTTCTGCCGTGGACGTGTGGTAGCGACGGCACGCTTCTTCGATGCTGATGTCTCTGCAGTCGATGGCCAAGAGGACTTCCGTTTTTCGTTTCTGCGTCCAGCGTTTGATGTCGGCCGGTGGGGTGGGTCTTTGGATCATGCGTTGACGGCCCGGCGCAGATGATCGGGCGACAGGTGCAGATAGTTCGCCTCGATCGTCGCCATCGTGTCACCCATGACCTGCGCGATGTCGTACAAGGGCACCCCCCGCATCGCCTTGAGCGAGCCCCAGGTGTGCCGCAAGACATGCGGCGTCACCCACGGCGTCGAGGTCGTGCGGGCAAACCGGGCGAAGGCATCGCCGATATGGTTGACCCCGATGACCCGGCCCCAAGGATGCCCTGCGGCGTCCTTGGGAGCCCGTAGCCACGCCTCTTTCAAGATGGGCATCAATCTATCGCTGATCGGCAAACCCTGCACCCTGCGCTTCTTGGTGAGCCTCCTGCCCGGTGCCTGGTAGTTGATGGTCCCGCGGCCCAAATCCACCCGGTCCCAGGTGAGGTCGAGGATCGCCTGCCGTCGCGCCGCGGTCTCCAGCCCCAAACACGCGAACAGCATCACCCGGTGAGCGGCTTCGCGGTCCGCTCGCCGCGTCCAGCGGCCGGCCTCGCCCCAGGCCACGGCGGCGTCCCAAAAGGTTTTCTCCTGTGCCTCGTCGAGGAACTTTGCGCGCGGCGGTCCCGGCGGCGGCAAGATCCGCTTAAAGCTTGGCACCTCGTCGCGGCTGATCTGACGTGTGTCGGCGGCCCATATGAGTACCGTCCGCAACGCCCCCAACTCGCGCCGGATGGTCCCGGCACTGCGCTGTCGCACCCTCGCATAGTCCTGCAGGACGATGCCGTCGATCTGCCTCGCGGTGTAGTGCCCCAGCTCGGTCCTGACCGCGGCCAGCACATACCGGCCTACCCGGGCCTTGCCCTGCACCTCGACAAATTGCAGCCAGCCGCGGGCCAACTCGTCGACCGTTGGCGCCCGTGCCACCGCTACGGTAGCTTGCCCCCGGGCGTCGGCGCAGAAGCTGTCGAGATAAGCCTCAGCCTGCGCGCGGTCCTTTGTCTTCGTGCTCTCGCGCCGGGTGAGGTAGCCATTGCCGGTGGCGTCGGTCCACCAGACTTCCCAATAGCCTTGCTTGTTGGTCCTAAGCCGGATCTTACGGTAGGTGCCGATGTCCGGACGGTTTGGGTTCGCAACCATCTGTGAAAATCATCCTCCGGTATGAGAACAGGGCGGCCTGCTATCCACGGCAGTCCGGCCTGGCGCCGCAGCCGCGCGATCTTGTGAACGGAACACCGCAACAAGAGGGCTGCCTCGTGCTGCGTCAGGTACTTCATTGACTGGCTAGACCGCCCTGGATGAGGTCGCCCGGCTGCGGGCCGTCGTCTTCGACACTCTCGTCGGTCGCGGCTTTCTCGCCGGTCTCGGCTTCCTTGAGCATCGCATGGATGCTGGCAGCGAGTTTCCAGTGGATCACCCGGTCGACCTGGATGCGGATCTTGGTCGGCTGCGCCGGCAGCGATGTCAGGATCAGGTCGCCGCTGGCGCCAGCAACCGCGGGATGCTTGGCGCTCGACCCTTGAGGGCGAGAGCGCGCCGGGTCTGCCGCCGGCTCGCCAGCAAGCTCTTCCACCGAGAGACCCACCGCCGCAGCCAGCCGGGCCATGATTTCCGGGCTGGGGTAGCTGACGCCGTTGAGATAGTGCCCGATGCGGTCTCGGCTGCGGGCGACATTGTGGCCGCGTTTGTCCCGGGTGGTGCCCCAGACCCGTCGGGCTACCTCGGAGGAATGCAAACCGCCCCGGTTCATAGCGTCACGCAATCGTGCGGCGAACGCCTGGTTTCTGGCCCGGTTTCTGGGTTGGAACACTCTCTGTGTTGTTGTGCGCGGCGCCTCTGTTCCAGCATATTTTGTCCCCACACTTTGTGGTGTGGGGCTATCTTGCGCGCGTGGGCCGACACCCTCAAGGGGTTTTTCGTCGTTCAGGTCTGCTATGTTGGGCTGTGCCATCCGGTCCTCTCAAACCACATCCTGTGTTATGTGGTCGTAACCACATAACACACTCTGTGGTGGCACACAACAACTTGTGTAGAGGGTTTGCCGGAGCGAGCCTGGCGTGGGCCTGTGGCGTGACCTATGTTATTAGGGTTTTACCTGTAGTGGGCCTACGGTGTTTTACCACACAAGATGTTGTGAAGCCCGACAACACCCCACATTGCCCAAGCCCTTTACACCGTCCCCACAAAACTCTACGGTGCGCGGCTGTATTAGAAGAGGAGGCCCAGCGCGTGGTCAAGATCGACGTGCCCCACGTGTTCCGGGTGTTTGCCGGCGCCCGAGGTTTGCTGACGTTGCTGGACCGCCACTGCCCTGGACACGGCCTTGTGTACAACACCGTGCAGATGTGGCGGGGGCGGCAGATCCCGACAAAATGGATCGCTGCTGTGTTCTACTGTATCGAGCGTGAGGGGCACTCGTGTCTGGAGTTTCTCGTCGACGACGACGAGTTTACTACGGCACCGGCCCCCAGAAATGCGCGTTCTCGGGGTTGACCCCGGTGCCAATGGCGCCTTGGCGATGCTGGACACCGATCTCGCGGCGCTTGTCGTCTGCGATATGCCCTCGACCCTGATCCGGGTCGGCAAGCACCACCGACGCCAACTCAGCGAGTTCTGGCTGGCCGACATCCTCAAGGTGTACCAGCCCGACTGTGCCTGGATCGAGCGGGTCCACGCTCTGCCCCGTCAAGGGGTTACCAGTTCTTTCAGCTTTGGCTTGTCCTATGGGCTGGTCCGTGGCGTCTTGGCGGCGCTCGGCATACCGACCCAGCTGGTGACACCGCAGGAATGGAAACGGTCCTTTCGGATGGGTCCCGACAAAAACGAGGCGCGCCTGATCGCGGCAAGATTGTTCCCGGACAACGCCGCCAACTTCACCCGCGCCAAGGACGACGGCCGGGCCGAGGCGGCGCTGTTGGCACTGTTTGGGGCCAATCAGCAATCTGTGTAGGTGCGCTGTGCTTTTCGGCTTGACACCACGCACAGCGCACGATCAATCTAGCCCCTGTTAACCAAAGAACCCCAAGCTCCTAACAGCTTGTGGGGACAGGGGATTTTCATGCCCGCGGCTGCCACACCACCGCTCCGGGACTACCAAACAAAAGGCGTCGACTGGATCTGCCAGCAACTGCAGATCAACCGGGCGGTCTTGGTGGCCGACGAGATGGGGCTCGGCAAAAGCTTGGAGGCCCTCGCCGCGGCCGAAGCCTGTGGCGCCGACCGGGTTTTGATCGTTTGTCCCGCCACAGCCCGGCGGGTCTGGCAGGCCGAGATCCAGCGTTGGTTACCGGGCTGGTCCTCGCGCGTCGTCCTGATGGAACCCGGGACCAAGCTCACTGATGTCAAACTTTGCCTCGACCGGCCGCAGTTTGTCCTGATCGTCGGCTATGACGAGTTCTCCGACCGACAGAGCCAACTGGCCAACCATCTGCGCTCCCGGCGGCTTGATCTCTTGATCCTCGACGAGGCGCACTATCTGAAAAACCCGTCGAACCGCACGCTGGCGCTTTATGGTCATCGCGGTTCCGGCACCGGGGTCCAGGCCAGCGCCGCCCGGGTCATCTTACTGACCGGCACCCCGACCCCCAATCACGCCGGCGAGTTGTGGCAGCACTACCGGACCTTTTGGCCTGACCTCCTAAAAGCCCACACCGGGCGGGCCTTGAGCCAGGTCGAGTTCGAGGACCGGTTCACCCGCTACCGGGACACCCCGTTTGGGCGCCAGGTGACCGGCAGCAAAAACCAGACGATCTTGCGGCACAGCCTCAAGGGCGTGGTGCTGCGCCGCCGCAAGATCGAGGTCCTGTACGAACTGCCACCGTTAATCCTGCAGGACATCCCGTTGCCGGCGCCGGGCCAGTGGCTCGACCGGATCTCGGCGCCGGTGCGCAGCGCCGCGGCAAAGCTGGCCTATTCCGGCCGCTACATGACCGACGACGAGTTGTTAAAGACCTTGCGCAATCCCGATGCGGCGCTCGCCACGGTGCGGCGCGAACTGGGATTGTTAAAGACCAGCCCTACGATCCTTTGGGTTCAGGAACGGCTGGCATCAACCGAAAAGATGGTGCTGTTCGCCTGGCACCACGACGTGATCGAGCAATTGCGGCGCGGTCTTCTGGAGTTCGATCCCGTCGTGGTGACGGGCGAGAGTTCGCCTAATGCCCGGGCGCTGGCGGTCGAGGACTTTCAGACTAGGGCCGGGACCAGGCTCTTTATCGGCCAGATCCTCGCCGCCGGGACCGCAATCACCCTGACCGCGGCAAACGAAGTGGCGATCGTCGAGCCCTCCTGGGTCCCCGGCGAGAACGTCCAGGCGATCGCCCGCGCCCATCGGCTGGGCCAGCGCGACAGCGTCCTGGCGAGCTTTCTCTTCCTGCCCGGCACTCTCGACGAACAGATCATCCGAGTGTTCCGCCGCAAGGCCGATGAAATCAGCATCCTGCAAGGAGATACAAATGCAAGCGCAGCTTAATTTTACCTTCGATCTCAGCTCGCCGGCCGGCAGGACCGAGTTCCGCCGGATGTTCCGGCACCTGTTGACGTCAAATAACAACGACGAGATGTTGTTGGACGATCGGCAGGGTATGCCGATCGCGCCGGACCTGGAGCCGGGGCCGGAGCCGGCTAAGGTCAACCCCTCGTCGATCCCGTCTGATCCTGCTCGGGCCGAGGCCGCCTTGGCCGGGCGGCAGGCCGCCGCGGCCAAGGCGCGCGCCGCCAAGGCTGCCAAAGCGGTGCCCGGTAATGGCGCGGCCGAGGACCTCGGGGACCAGCTGGTCGGGGACGAGCCCGACGCCGACACCGACGACATGGGTCTCGCCGATCCCTCGATGTCACCTGGCGAAGCCAAGGAGGCTGGTCTCGCCCTGGTGCGCCAGATGTATGCCGCCGGCAAGGTGGCGGAAGTGAAGCTTTTGCAGAAGCAATACGGCGTCGCGAAGTTCTACGACGTGCCGCTGGAGAAGGGGCACCAATTCTACCGCGAAGTTCTGGCGATCTCTCACAAGGTGATGGGCGCCCAGGCGTGATCCACGTCGTGGCTCTTTCCGGCGGCAAGGACAGCTCGGCTATGGCCCTGCGCCTGCGCGAGCTGCACCCGAACATCGACTACACCTACGTCTGCACCCCGACCGGGGACGAGCTGCCGGAGATGTTCGCGCATTGGCGCAAGCTCTCCGAGCTGCTGGGAAAGCCTCTGGTCCCGATCATGCGCAAAGGGGGTTTGCAGGGTTTGGTTCACGAGGAAGACGCGATCCCCAACTGGCGCATGCGGTTTTGCACCCGGATGTTGAAAATCGAGCCCTATGCCTCTTGGCTGATCCAGCAGCAGACGCAGCACGACGAAATTATCTCTTATGTCGGTTTACGCTTTGACGAACCCGACCGCGAGGGCGGCGACTATGCCAATGTGCCGGGAGTGCGATCGGCCTTCCCATTGCGCGAGTGGCAGTGGGGGCTGTCCGAGGTGCGGGAGTATCTGCGGTCTCGCGGTGTCGAGATCCCGCTACGCACCGATTGCGCCCGATGCTTTTTTCAGCGGCTGACCGAGTGGTATCAGCTGTGGCTCGATCACCGGGACATCTTTGATGATGCCGCCGTGCAGGAAGCCGTCTATGGCGCCACTTGGCGTAGCCCTGGCCGCGATAGCTGGCCGGCGGCTTTAGCCGAGCTGGGTGCCGAGTTCGAGACCGGCCGGCAGCCCAAGCCGCGCAAAGACGATCCCCTAAAAGCTCTGCAATGCCGGGTGTGCCGCACATGACCGAGCACAGCCTTCTCGGGGCGTCGAGCGCCTATCGCTGGCTCAGCTGCCCGGGATCCTTCCGGTTGTCACAGACCGCGCCGCATCGACCGTCGTCGATCTATGCCGCGACCGGGACCCTGGCGCACGAGTACATCGAGAACGCGGTGACAAGCGGGGTCGAAATCGTCCTGCCCTCCGAGTTGGGTCGGGTGTGGTCCCGGGACGGGCACCTCATCACTGTCGATCAGGCATTTATCGACGGTATTCACGTCATGCTGGACTATTTTTATGAAGCCTGCGGTCGCGGTCCGGAGCCGAGACCTGATGCTGACTGGCGTGATGTCGAGTTTCGGGTCGATCTCGACAGCTACTTTCCCGGACGCCCCCCGGTCCCTGTGTTCGGCACAGTCGATGCCGGGATTGTGTCCGGTGAAATCCTGGAGGTCGTCGATTACAAGAACGGGTCCGGCATTACTGTCTCCGCGGTCGAGAACCCGCAGTTGATGTTCTATGGCGCCGGGGTCTTGGGCGCTTTGCCGGCAGCCCAGCGCGATCAGGTAAAGACGGTAAAACTCACCATTGTGCAGCCGCACGCCTCGGGTGTTTCCCCGATCCGATCCTGGGAAATCGATGTAGTCGACCTCTTGATGTGGGTCGACGAGGTGCTGGTCCCGGGGGTCGAAGCCTGCGCTCAGCCGGATGCGCCTCTGGTCCCGGGGTCCTGGTGTAGATTTTGTCCGGTATCGCACGCCTGTCCCAAGCTGATGGCCGACGCCCTGGAGATGGCCAAGGCCGAGTTCGACGACGACCTCAACCTCGATCCCGACAACGCGCTGCCCGCGGTAGACGAACTGGCCAAAGCCCTCGACATCGCCGAGCGGGCCGAGTTGTGGATCGCCCGGATCCGCGAGTTCGCGATCGACCAGCTGCAGCACCAGGTGCGTATCCCGGGCTGGGGTCTGGTCCCGACCAAAGCCACCCGCAAGTGGCTCGCCCCTGACACCGACATCGCGCATCGCCTCTCCGACCTCGGCGCCAGCCACGACGAGATCTGGGAAACCCGGGTTCGCTCCCCGGCCCAGATCGAGCGGCAACTCCACCGCACCCGCAAGGGGCGCCTGATCTGGGACCAGGCCGCGACGACGATGGTCGAGGCTCGGTCCTCGGGGCTCAAGCTCGGCCGCGACGATACCACCGACGCCCTGGAGGAGTTCGATGACGACGCTGCAGGATGATCTGGAACGGACACTGCCGATGTCTCAAAGGGTTTCGATGATGATGCTGTGGCTCGACCTGGAGCGGCTGCTGATTAAGCTAGAAGAACGCCGCCGGGTTCTTAGCCGAGCTGAACTGGACGAGATCATCCTCGACCTGAAGCATATCATCGACTTCGTTGTACCAAAGCTACTGGCATGACCGAGCCAAACGACGAGGAGATCCGTCTCTTGGCGCTCTGGCTGCGCACGGTATCTAGCTACATCGAGAAGTATCCCCGCCCGTCAACCGTTGCCGCCAACATCAACCAAATCCGGCAGCATGTCGAAAACTTGGCAATTAAAGCCTACTCAAAGGAGACATAGGGACATGGCCTCGCTGCGTACCCCGATCGGTATCCTGAGCTTCCCCAATTTGTTCTCGCCCCGGCCGCGCTCGCCCGGCAGCGAGCCAGTCTACCAGTGCTCGATTTTGTTTGATCTGAACGCCCAGAAGGACCCAGCCTTTGCGGCACTGAAGAAAGCGGTCCTGGAGTGCATCGAGGACAAATGTGGTCCCGGCAAGAGCACTGACCGGCAGTTCATGGCCGGGCTGCGCTCGCCGTTCCGGCCGTGCTCCGAAAAATCCTATAACGGCTACGACATCGACGGCGGGGTGTTTATCTCGCCTTGGAGCAAGACCCGGCCGGGTCTCGTCGACGCGCAAAGAAACGAGATCATGGTCCCCGAGGACTTGTGGGCAGGCCAGCTGGTGCGGGCCACCGTGAGCCCGTTTTACTACAATAACAGCGGCAACCGCGGGGTGTCGTTCGGCCTCAACAACCTGCAGCTCTGCGCCGCCGGCACGCGCCGGCTCGACGGCCGGAAGGCGGCAAAGGACGACTTCCCGGATTACGACGGCACCGACGCCGCGGTCCTGGAAGACAGCGAGATACCGTTTTAGATGAGTTCTCGTACCCTTTCCGACGGCTGGTTTTGGCTGGTCCTGCTGGCGCTGATCTTTGTCCTGGCAGGCAGCATGGAATTCTAAAGGACCCGTGCTCAGGCGGTTGTTCCTGTGCGGCTTGTGGTGGACAGGCCCTGATATTCCACCGGGAGTAATCGAATGTCGTATTACAAGCAGCAGGTTGAAGCTATCCGGTTTCACGAGACGACAGCGGCGAAACTTCGTGACGAGCTTTACAGCGACATCGAAGTTTTGTTCGAGGAGGGGTTGGCATCGCGACCGGGTGACGAGGACCCGGTAAAGGCCGCTGGGAGGTACATTACGAAACTGCTGCCCGAGACCCTGATCAGCGCCGCCGATATGAAGGACCAGGTGCCGGCTGTTCGCGACCTGACCCATCGCGCGATCACTGCATTGTTGTCCCAGCACCCGGCACTGGTTGACGGCAGCGCGAAAGACCGTCATGGGCTCAAACTTTTCCGACGTATTGACGAACTGTTGCCGGTTGCCGCGGAGTAGCATCAATGCTTAAAACAGAAACCGAGACCGCGCGCCGCGCGGTTGAACTGGAGTTGCCCCCTTCGGGAGGCAATCTCTCCGTCATCTTGGAAGAGGACGCACACTATCTCAGGGTGACTTTGGACAAGTCTGAAAACTTCAAAGTCGCTGCGGGCGAGCGGTTGCGCGATCTGCTCGTCAATAAGTTCGCAAACAACCGGAACGCCTTGCGCGACTGGTACGAGGAAGCTGTCGTGCAAGGCAAGGCGCATCGTAATTGGGATACCGTTGCGAGGTATCTCGCTGTCGTGCTGAAGCATGGCGACGCAGCGGCCGACGTGTTCGCGGAGCGTGAGCAACGTAATCGTGACGAGGTTCGCGAGCGACTGACCCGTCACCGCGAGGAGGCTCACGCTTATCGCAAAATCCAGGACGATTTTTACAAAAGCGAAAACTTCAACGAAATCAGTGCCCAAGAACCAATAAATAGACGACGCCGTCCTGTGAAAACGGCCTACGAGCAACGCCGCGAATGGCTTTCCGACATGAACGTGCTGTGGTTCAAGGGCAACCCTGAATGGCAGGACCGTTGGCTTAAAGACCGCCACCTGTTGCGGGAGCGCAAGCTCTAGCCGCCATGCGCATAGTCCTGGATCTTGAGACTACCTCGACCCAGGACTTGCGCAAAACTGGCAGCCACGCTTATGCCGAGCACCCGGACACTCGGGTCACGGTGCTCTGCTACACGATCGACGCCGGCCCGGTGGGGACCTGGCTTTCAGGCCCTCCACCGACGGATTTTGTCGAGGCAGTCTCTCACGGGTCGGTCATCGTAGCGCATAACTACCTCTTCGAGCACAACGTCTATTTTGCCCAGCTGGTCCCGCAGGGCTGGCCGGTGATCCCGTTGTCCCAATGGTCCTGCACGATGGCCCGCGCCCTGGTGGCCGGTTACCCCGCCTCCCTGGATCTCGCCGGCCGCGCCCTCGGGCTCACCCAGCAGAAGGATCACTCGTCCCGGGACCTGATGTTGAGGTTCGCCCGGCCGCGGAGCCTCTCGCCCTTGACGTGGTGGCACGAGACCGACCCGGTTCGGTTCAAGGCGCTCCAGGATTACTGTGCCCAGGATGTCCTGGCCGAGCGCGAACTCGACCGCAAGATCCCCGAGCTAAGCCCCCGCGAGCGTCTGGTGTTCGAGTTGGATCACCGGATCAATCAGCGCGGCCTTGGGGTCGACCACCATCTGGTCTACGAGCTGGCGGCGCTGGCGGACACCGCCCGCGGCGATCTCACCCGAGAGATCGTGCGGCTCACCAACGGCCAGGTGCGGTCTCTGGGTCAGGTGGCGCAGCTGAAAGACTGGCTGGCGTTCCAGGGCACCGAGATGCCCAACTTGCAGCGCGCCACCGTCCAGACAGCCCTCGCCGATCAGACCCTCGTAGGACCGTCTAGGATCGCGCTACAGGCGCGTCTCGATGCGTCGCGGTCCTCTACCGCCAAACTGACGGCAATCGCGTCAGCGCGCTCCTACGACGGCCGGGTACGGGGTACGTTTCAGTATTACGGAGCGTCGAGGACCGGGCGTTGGGCCGGGCGCCGATTACAGCCTCAAAACCTCTTCCGCGGGTCCATCAAGGATGTGCCGGCGGCCTTGCGGGTGATCCGGGCTGGGGCCTCTCCCGAAGACCTGGAACTGCTGTTCGAGGATAGCGCGTTGGGGGTGGTCGCCAGCTGCCTGCGTTCGACCATCGTGGCGCGCCCGCTGCACCGGCTGGCGATCGCGGACTTCAGCCAAATCGAGGCGCGGGTGTTGGCCTGGCTTGCCGGGCAGCAGGACACGCTCGACGTGTTCGCCCGCGGCGACGACATCTACATCGCGACCGCGAACGCCATTGGGTCGCGCAATCGCCTCCTGGGTAAAGTCTTAACACTCGCCTGCGGGTTCGGGATGGGGCACGAAAAATTTCGGGCAACCGCGCTGACCTATGGTCTGGTCCTGGGCGAAGACGAGGCAGAGAGAGCGGTGACGGCGTGGCGCCAGCTTAACCACCGGATCGTCAATTTTTGGTGGAAGAGCCACGAAGCCTTGCTGCGGGCATTGCACGGCAGGCCCGGCACGATGGAGCGGGTTGGTTGCGTCACCTTTATCCAGCAATCTCGGGCGATCCTGGCTCGCCTCCCGAGCGGCCGGCACCTGGTCTACCGGCACCCCAAGATCGAGCTCAACGATCGGGGCTATCCCGAGTTCACCTACATGGGCTCGCTGGGCGGCGGCTGGGTCCGGTTGCGGGCCTGGCCCGGCAAGGTCGTCGAAAATCTCACCCAGGCAGTCGCCCGCGACGTGATGGTCGAAGCGATGCTGGGGTTGCAGGACTTGCCGCTGATCGCCACGATCCATGACGAGCTGATCGCCGAGGTGGCCCAGGACGAGGCCGATCGGACCCTCGATTGCATGCTGACCACGATGCGGCGGACGCCAGCTTGGGCGGCGGGTCTACCGGTCGACGCTGCAGGGTTCGTGGTCAGGCGCTATCAGAAGGGCTGAGTGTAGTGCCATTTCTGGCCGGTGTAGTACGCCCGGCAAAACCCGAGGTGTGCGAAGGTGTGCGAAAACCGAAATCGCCAGGCCAGACCTGGTCAAACTATTGTGCGAGGTCCCTGGTGACGGTCGTCGGCTGGTGGACAAAATGGTATCTAATTACCGCAAACTGTGAAAGTCACCCACTACACTGCACAACAATGCACTACACCAGCGCAACAGTGTCCATGACAAAAAGGATTAAACTATTGATTTTGTTGGTGTAGTTTGTTTATGACCGTCTTCCCTTTGGGGGAAAACGAGCATTATGACACCAGCCTGTAACACCTTGATCTGTCACCTGGATTTGTGTCCCTGTTTTGTGCTGGTGTGCGAGTTGCACACCCCTTACCGCACAGCAGATTTTTTCGGTTCCGGTGCGCCCTGTCGTCTACTTACTTGCCTTCGATGAGCTTGCGCACCGCGGCGCACGTCTCGGCCACACCGACGTGCTTGCCATCGACCAGCATGACGATACAATGCGAGCCCGCCGCCACCAAACGGTTCGGTCTCCCATGCAGTTGTGCGTATAGGCTTGTAATTTGCGCGGAGTTTATGACGACCTCGCGTCCGTCAACCTGATGCAGTACGATCAGTTGTAGGCCAATCACTGCAACGGCCGGCGACATCACTCAGGCATCTACTGGACTTCCCGGTGTATCCAAACACCGGGCTCGTCCTCCTCTGGCTTGCACCAGCAGTCGGCAGAGCTAACGTGCTCGCGTTCCACCCGCAAAGCGGGGTCGTTGACGGCGCAATCGCCGCTACAGCAGTGGTCGAAGCCCGTACCTCCGCAGACCTCGCAGGGACAGGGAAACAGCTCATTGCTGGGGTAGGAGCGACGCAGCACGCGACCGGACCCTAAGCAAGTTTCGCATCTCATTCCGGCACCGTCCGATTGGTCGCGCGGCGGGGTCATCGAATAGGCGCACCGAAGACACCCCACCCCAATAAGCCGATCAGGAGGAAGAACAGCAAGCTGAACGGCCCGAATGCCACGAGCGTCGCCTGGTTGCGCCAGTACCAGCCGCCACCGAACACCAGCGAGATGACGTAGAGTATCCAGAACCAGATGCCAGCGGTCATATCACGATCT